GCTACCTTGAAGGTGGACGTGGCAGGCGCCTCGCCGAAATCGGCGGAGAAATCTAGCCGAGGAGATGCGGTCCACGTGCTTCACTGCACGGAGATGGCGTATTGGGACCTTGCAGGAGATACCTGGAACGGTCTTTCTAAGTGCGTACCTGAGAAGGAGCTAGGTTCCTTCATCGTTCTGGAGTGTACGCCTAACGGCGCGTCCGGGATGTTCTACGAGATTTTCAAGAACGCGCACGAAGGACGTAACGAGTACTGCGCGCAGTTCTTTCCTTGGTATCTGCAGAAGGAGTACCGTACTCCTCTAGAACCGGGCGAGTCAATCGTCCCCGCAGATGCGCTTGAAGCCAAGCTCGAGCCAGAACAAATCAAGTGGTATCGCCGACAGAAAGTCGGAGAGAAGGGCCATCTGGTCGTTCAGGAATACCCATCTGACCCAGACAGTTGTTTCTTAGGTCAAGGTCGAGGATTCTTCGACACTAGCAAGATTCTGGGGATGCTGGCAGATGTCCAGCAATATGAAGCCGGTCTGACGTATGTCGTGACGCGCTCGTGCGAACTGAGCCAGTCTAAACTATCTGTCACCGACGCCGACTTCGCAAGATCACGGACCCTACGCATCTTTCACCCGAAAGCTCGAGGTGCTGAGTACGTTCTGGCGTTAGATCCTTCAGAAGGTGTCGGACTGGATGCAGGTGCCGGCATTGTCCTGGAGCGCGGAACGGGTAAACACGTAGCGACAATCTGGGGCCAGTACCGTCCTGAGGAGCTTGCACGTGTGGCCGTAATGGTCGCCAAGCTCTACAACAACGCTGAGATAGCTTGTGAGCGGACGAATCACGGGCATGCGGTGCGCGTTGCGCTGACGCTGGGTCCCCAACCTTACAAGCGAGTGTTCCACGATCACGATCGAAAGATCGGTTGGATCAACACTCTGCAATCTAGAACACTGGCGCTGGACCATCTCGAAACAGCCACACGCAAGGGCCGTTTCGTTACGAAAGATATCTGGCTTCTCAGAGAACTCAAAGATTTCATCGTCAAGGAAACAAGCTCGGGCAAGTCCAGGGCGGAAGCCGAACGCGGTAAACACGACGACCTCGTGATGGCTCTGGCCATAGGCTGGTCAGTTATCAGTCGCCGAAGACTGAACGTCAGAGAGCTAACAGCGCTCCCATCCGGATGAAGCATGCCCACTTACAAAACTCTGCTCACTCAGAACGAGGAATATAATCCTGCGCTCTTAGGTGAACTGGAAGAGTTGTATCAGGGCGGTTACGGCATTCTGCAGAACTCAGGTAAGTACCTGACGCAGCTGGTCGGCGAGGCCGAAGATCGCTATCGCGAGCGTTGCAGGATTACATCATATCAGCCGTTTTTCGCGCATGTTGTAAACGCGTTTGCTACCGCGCTATTCGGGCAGCCGTTGGACGTGAAGCCGGCGGCGGACGCCAGCAATCCAGATACACCTGGCGAGCTGCCCGACCCTACGCTGTACCATGCTTTTCAGAAGGATTGCGACAAGGCCGGGACTACGTTCCTCGACCTGATGAAGGCACTTCTGATTACAGCGCTGAAGAAGCGCTCGGCAATCGTGCATCTGGATTTCCCTGCACCGGGGGATGTAGAGCCGAAGAACAAGGCCGAAGAAGACGCGATGGGTTCGGATCGCGTTTACGCGTACGAAGTTCCTGTCGAGCAACTTATCGACTGGGAAGACGGCAAAGACGGACTTGTTTGGGCTACACTGCACTGGAAAGAGATTCCTCGCGAAGGACCTTTCGGTCTTCGAGATACGGTAGTAGAGCACTTCAAGATCTGGCAGATGAAAGACGGCGTGGCCGTTTGGCGTCAGTTCGACGTCAGGTATCCTGTCAATGGTCCGGTGCCTAATCCGGAACAGGAGATACCTGAGACATCCAACGGCAAGACGAGTTTCAAGCGCATACCGCTGCTGAAGTTGACTCTGCCGATAGGTCTCTGGACCGGCAACATGATTGGCCCGCAGTGCCGAGAGCACTTTCAGCGCAGGTCTTCGCTCATCGGTTCGCAGAATAGATCGCTGTGCGCCATTCCGTGGGTTGCTCTAGGTCCGTCTATCGGCGCCGAGGGAGACGCTATTCCCGCGGAGATAACGCAGAACGAATCTCGTGGCGACGATCCGGTAAAGCAGTTCAAAAGCCGAGGCTACGTTGTTCTGGGTTCCGACGATAAGATCGGCTTCGCAGAGCCTCTAGGACACTGCTACGAACTCGTCGACAAGCAACTAGACCGTTTGCGTGACGCTATCTTTTCCGTGGCTAGCCAGATGGCCGCAAGCATCACAGGGTCTTCAAGTACGGCGCTTGGACGAAGCGGCCTATCAAAGCAGAAGGATACAGAGTCTACTGCCAAGGTGCTTGGCGAGCTCGGTTCCAAGGTCAGGCAGTTCGCAGCCCTCGTCTATCGTACCATCTCGGAAGCACGAGGAGAAGACGTTATATGGACGGCACACGGACTGGACAGCTACGAGCTGGAAGAGCGCGAACAGATACTGCAAGAGGGTATCTCGCTGGATCAAGTATCCATTCCCTCTACAACGTTCAAAAAGCACCACAAGTTCCAAACCGCCAAAAAGTTGTTAGGCGTGGGTACCGACCCCGCAACGCTAGATCAGATCAAACTAGAGATCGAATCTGGCGTCGATGACGAGGTGGCTCTGGCGGACCTTATGAAGGAGGCCCAGCAAGCTCAGGTTGAGGCTGCTACCGCAGCGGCTAAGAACCCTGCTAGCGCGCTGGGACCGTCGCCGGTAACGCCTCCGCAAAACCCGACCGTGCTGGGTATGCAGCACCCTGCGCCGGCTACCTCGTCGGTACAGACCGCGTCCGGTGGACCCACGGGTGCCGGACCTGCACCTGGCGGAGCTACCGCAGACGGCAAGGTCGGACAGTCCGAGGCCGCCAAGGACGCAGGTGTGATCAAGAGCACGAGCGGGCATATGCACGATGCCGCAATCATGGCCGCCAAGGCTATGGGACCTTCTGGTCAGCCGCTACTGCCCGACAACGCGCACCACCAGTCTGGAGCGCACATCGACGCGCAGACAGTCTTCGAGACAATCAGCGGAGACTACAAGGACAAGGACATCAAGTGGATTTTCAATGCGGCCTGGATTGGTCCGGTGGAAGTTCCTCTGCAGTCCATCGACTTCAGCAACAAGGATAACTGGCAGGCAGCGCAGCCAGAAGATTCTGATCACGTACAACACTTCGTAGATAAAATTGAAGATGAGAAATTTGCTAAGCCTTGCGTGTTGGTGAACAACCCGGCTAACGATTCCAAGATGGTCATAGTGGACGGACACCACCGTGCACTTGCCTATCTGCAGTTGGGTCGACCGGTGGTCGCGTACGTGGGCCAGGTCGGAGCCGACAAGGGCGATTGGTCGGACATGCACGACAATCAGAAGGGCTCTAAAGAGAACTCTTCGAAGCAGGTATCGTCTCAGCAATCGTCGCAGCAGTCGCCGAAGCAGAAGTCCACGCAGCGTGGCAAGTGATTACGCAAACAACTTCTGCAGGCAAAGCCAGCAGGATCGCTAAGGCATCCCCGCTCGTCAGAGTGTCCGCAGGTACGTTGCTTCTAGCAGAGAGGCAAGCCACCAAAGACCTGCGACGGGCCGTGGAGGATATCTCGAAGCAAACGGCAGGGGAGCTCACGCAGCACCACTACGTTCGCGACGCTGGTATCCTCCTTCTGCTGATGAACTCTTCGAAGAGGTTGGTGGCCAGTCTAGAACAGGCCATAAACGGCGCCAAGGTTAAGGCTCGTGAGGCAGGCGCAAGTCGGCTGCAAGCGGAGCTCAAAGCAGCAGGAGCCGTAGAGGCAGCCTCCAAAGTGTCGTTGCTGACAAGGACTTCTTCCGATGTGCAGGCTACGACAACTGCAGAAGCGGTAGCGTTGGCCTGGCGTCAAAGAGCCATTTACGAGGTCTCTCAGGCTCAACGAGACGATCGTTCCGTTGTCGAAGCTATCGGCAACGTGAACATCGACAACAACGTAACAAGAGCGGCAGCTACCGAATCGGCGCAAGCATATGACGACGGTCACGCGGACGCCGCTGATGGTTTGGATCTGTCCGGTTTGGTAGATCGCTGGGAGGCTATGTTAGATGCCTGCCCGCGCTGCAGCGAACTTGCGGATTCTACGACGGCTGTAGGCAGCGCTTTCGATTCGGGAGAAGAACCTGGCTGGGTTCATCCTCGTTGTCGCTGTTTCCGAGTTACCACTAAAGGAGTAGTATAATGTCTAATCGTCTATTCCTTTCGGGGAAACACGCCGTAAACACCAAGGCTATCACCGTCACCGGCGATACTCTGAAGGCAACGCTGCTTCAGATGAACACGCAAGCCGGCAAGATCTACCTGGTCACTGGCGCTACTAACGCGTCACCGATTGTACTCAGCCTCACGTCGACAACCGGTATTACCGCGGGCGATATCGTGGTTGTAGGTAACGTTGGCGGCAACGTAGCTGCCAACGGTACGTGGCAGGTCGGCACTGTTGTGGCCAACACGTCTATCCAGTTACTTCGTTCGCTTGACGGGCAGAACAGCACGGGTAGCGGTGCGTGGACTTCTGGCGGCTACATCATCGACCTCACATCAGCCACGACGCTCGCTGATGTGTCCGGCAACTCATACGGCACGGACCAGACGCTGGCTTCTGTCACCGACACGCTCGGTACCGTGAACGCGGCTTCGTGGACGTGGACAGCGCTGGCTACTTCGGCCAACAAGGTCTATGGCATGGTTGTTTACGACAACACGTCCAACAACCTGCTGGCCTGGTATGACGGTCTCTATCAAGTTCGCATTACTACTCAGGCAGCTTCCACGTCTACATCGTTGGCCTGCGAGTCGCTGCTCAGCATCATTCCATCCGGAACGGT